GTTCTGAGCACAAGCGTGTTCTTCTGTCATAGGACAATTTTTGCCTCTCATGAAGCAATGGAGAGATTTGTAGATTGATTTGTCCAACAATGCTCCTACATGAACTCCCAATTTTGGATGATATACACTAAACCGTTTAAGAAATTCAAATTCATCAGGTGGTAGAAAATCTAAAAGCTCGGATTCTTTATCAGGCATAGTATACACTTGTCCATACTCTGCCAAGAATTGGGAACAACCCTTAATGGTGAACTTATCAACTCCCTGTTTGACTGACCCAATATTATCATCACCATATGTCATAGCAGCCACACAATCACGAAATACCAACCTACTATCAAATTCTTCACAGGGATATTGAGAGTAGAAATAACAACGTAGATTGAGTGATCCACAAATACCATTGATAATAACAGTCAGTGAATTACCACTGATATGAGTCCCTTCAGTTAAACCAATTAAGTCCCCATTAAATGCAATATAAGCAAAAACGATATCTCCTGTCATAGCTTCCATTACACGCAAATCTTCATTCGTATAATCACACACGCGTGCGAAATCAATCAGAATGCGTAATGCAGCAAAAATCAATTGAGAAGGTAATTTTTGATCATATTTTCCATAGTCACCACCAATCAATCTGTCCATGCCAAACTTTGTGGCATGCCTATGAAATGCTTCCCATTCCGGTCCGTGTGAATTTATTCCGACAGCACACTCCGAAACTAAAGGATTCATTTGCAATACTCGTAGCAGGGGTAAGTAATATTTCCGTACTAACCACGTTAAAGATAAAGCGTTGCCGTAAAAGATGCGACATTTGTCTTTCGTCAGTATCTCATCCTTCTTACAAGCTTTTGCTATTGGGTAGCCCCTTTTTCCCTCACGATAACATTGTTCTATATAGTTTATTTCATCCATAAGTACTTTGTCCAACACACGATTATTGGGTTTATCTTCAGTGGGAGGTAATTCTGTAATGAATTCCCTTTTAGGGCCTGT